TGTGCTGCCGAACACAGCAGATGTGACTATATCGCAAGTCTTCCCTTAGTGGAACACTCTAGGGAATTTTAAGATTATCTCTAAGATGATTGCTCAGTCTGGGGACCGCTATAGGCGGGGTTTAGACGCAGTTTTGGCTGGAGGCTGTGTCCAGGCTGCTGTCACGGTGTTCCTGCTGTGGAAGCTTTTGGACCAATGAAAAAGCCCCGCACTGGTTTCCCAGCCGGGGCTCTTTTGGAGAATGCTTTCGTGACACAGGAAAAGGTCACGCTGTATCACTTGAGAATCACTTTGGCTTGAACATCTTGGCCAAGTTCTTGATTTTCTTAGGTTTTTCATTGGTGCCCAGGGCCGGAATCGAACCGGCACGCCTTGCGGCGGGGGATTTTGAGTCCTGAGCTTGCCAATTGTTTTCCTTATTAATCAAGACGTTAGGGGCATCTTGCTGTGTCAGAGAATCAGCCTTTTGAGCCTCCTTTGGTGGGCCTTTTGACACAGCCTGAGGCGTCCCCGAAGCGGCCAGGATGTCAGCTAGACCACGAATCCCAGCGGCACTCACGTGGATGTACTTCTGGGTCGTAGCGATGCTCTTGTGGCCCAGCATGGCCTGGATCAGCGGACCACTCACGCCAGCGTCAGCCAGCCGGGAGCCCACCGTGTGCCTTGTCACATGCAGGACGAACTGCTTGTCATCTGCGAATCCCATCTCAGCCCTGACCCACCTCCAGGCTTTGCTCACGATGCTGTGTGTGAGCATTCCGAAGGGCTGCTCCATGTCCTTCCTACGGCTCAGGACCTCAAACACCCTGGGTGTCATCGGAACGGCCCTGGGCTGGTTGTTCTTCGTGTCCCACAGGATGACCGTCATGGAGCCCAGGCTGTAAGTCTTCCGGCTGATGCCTTGGGCTTCGCTGTATCGCATCCCGGTATCGCTCAGGACTTTCACCAAGTCAGCCACATCCTTGTGATGCTTCCGCGTACTCTGCTCCAGCCGCTGGATGGCCTCAGCTTCTTCCTCAGGGGAATAGCGGCGGGTTCGACCAGCGGCGGGCTTATGACGCACGATGCGTGGCTTCTGGAGGTCACGAAACCCCCAGTGGTCAATCGCCTGGTCAAACAGCACTGACAGATGGGAGATGCGCTGGTTAATCGTGCTACCGGCGCGGCCATCTTCCTCCATCCGCTCCTGGTACTTGTAGATGTCATCCCGGCTGATGGTGGACAGCCTGCGGTCACTGCCAAACTCCAGCTCAACCGCCTTCTGGTTCTTCAGGAGCGAGCCTTGGGCCTTGGCATCACGCCACTTCGGGTACTCCTTCAAGGCTCGCTTAAAGGCTTCCTTGAGGGTGGGGCCGTAGCCGCTCTTAGCGCCTGGCTTGAGCTGGGCCTTAACGCCCGCTACTGCCTTGGCCATCACAACCTGAGCTTCTTTCTTGTCGGTGGTCCTGGTGGACTTGCGCTGACGCTCGCCCTCAGCATCGCGGTAGTCCATCCACCACACATCACTCTCTGGCCTTCGATAGAGCTGGGCCATAACGTTCCTCCCTGTTTTGCTCACAACACTGTGCGGGTAAACGAAACAGACCACCCGAAGGTGGCCTGAGGGTTACTGCTGGGCCTTACCAGGCCTTGACCTGACAAACCGGCCAAGCTGCTCGTCAATCTGTTCCAAAAGTCTCTCACCTTCAGGAGTCAGGTTGACGATTTTCCTGCTGTAGTTCTCTGGGTCTTCCTCAGTGCTCACTAGGCCCAGCCCATTGATGCCTGCTGCGGGCTTACCCCTGCCCAGCATTGCGCACGTTCTGGACATCACCGCCTGGCCTAGCCCCGTTGCATCCTGGAGTTCCTTAAGGGAACGCCCTGGATTAGCTGCTACTGCCGCAAACACCACTACCAGGTTAGGCGGAACGTCCTGCTTTTCCAGTTTGTCAGTGCTGAGCTGGCGAAACAGTTGCAAGACCTCTGCTGCTACGTGAAGTGCGGTGATGCTCATTCCCTACCCCTTAGTTTTATTAAGTGCTACGGCCCAGCGAAAGAAGCCAGCGCCGCAGGATCAACACCTCAAAGCCGCCAGTTTCTTCCCGTCGAAACTCGAACAGCCCGAGCTTGCGCCCATTCCGGTCTATGTAGTCATGGCCGATATGGGCCGCAAAACCAGCAAAAGACAGCAGCATACAACAGTTCCCCCAGTGGAAGGTATTGTTAGTTGGATCAGATACAGCGAACTGTTACGAGTTGTAACGGGAGCTGAGACATTACTGTACGCATGCACAGCCTTCCAAATTGATTCAAGCTATGATAGGTAACACTTACATAGTATTGACTCGCAATTCGGAATATGTTGCACAAGTGGAATTCATCCTATGAAAGATGCATCCCATTGATTCTTATGAACTATCCCCGTTACAGCTCGCTGGGCCATCCTGGACCGGTATCCAAGGTGGCCTAATGAACTGGCCCTGGACAGCCCCCTAGGGAGACTACCAGGGCACTTCTGGGCCATCCTACACTCGCCTTACTGTCACCCTTCCTGACGGCGCTTTAACCGTTAATTCGGGCATCGCTGGGCCTAAACGCGACTCCGTCAACAGCTCCCGCTCAGTGTCTGGAAAATGCAACAGACAGGCGCACATCTGGGCCACTGCGAAGGCGTCACGCTTGACCCTGAACTTCACTTTGCACACATAACCCCGTGCTGCCTGGGCTTCAATCAAGTAAGGCATAGAAATACCTCCTAGACCGATTTACAGGCCCCTAGCGCCTTTGGTTGTGATGCCCTAGTGGAACGCTAAGGGTAAAGTAATGGAGCCCTATAAGGGGCTCTATATGGGCACTAGCGGCTTCATGCGGGATTCGATGCGGTGGCCTATGGGTATCATGGCTTGTCCCTCATGCAGCGCATCACGGCATCAATCACGCGGCCCAGGATGACACCCAGGCAGCACGCTAGGGTGATGACCACCAAGCAGGCCGCGAAGAGAATCAGAAGGTCGTTCATTGTGGTTTGTCTCCAGGGTTACGCGTGATGACCACACGGCCAGGTAGAGAGATGGTCACGGGGCCGCCCATCGCACACGCCAGCTCACGCGCAACGGCATCAGCTAGGGCATGGATGAGGGCGCTAGTGGGTTTGTGAGCTGCCACATAGGCACGCGCACGTTCCACCAGGTGAAGAGCTGCGGGGCGCACTACGCGGCCTCTTCCAATTGGATGCGGACATCCTTATGGGGCTTCGATTGCTTGCTCTTCATCACGCAGCACTCGCGGTGCGGCATTGGGTAGCCGGTCAGATACACCTTGCGGCCTGAGCGCTCATTGATAGCCACCAGGTGATACAAGCGGACACCTTGCGATGTCCACATGTCGTGCTCGCATTGGCGGTGGATGGCTGCGGCCTTGGTTCTATCGCCATCGGTAATGGCAGCATGGAGGGATGACCCAGGGGCCGCCCAGGTGTCACGGAAGGGAATGCAATTGCGGTGCATAGCTCAGCCCTCCAGGTAAATGAGACCGTCATCACCGATGACCGCATCACACTCGCTATACGCCTGGGCCATCTTTGTGAGGTGGTCACCCAGCGCTCCCAGGCCCCTATCCCAGAAGCCCGTACCGTGATGGTTGCGAGTCAGCCAGAAGTCATGGCCCACTTGCTCAGGATTGAGAGCTTCCAGGGCCTCACCGCACGATTGGATAAAGTCCGCGCAGTCTTCCAGGGCCTTGGCTTGGGCTTCAGGTGCGATGTCATCAAGCGAATAGACCGCATCAAGAGGCTCGCCATGCTCATCGGTGGACGACCAAAGGGCGGCTATCAGGTAATGCTTCGTGACTACTTCGGCGTTCATATGGGACCTCCAGAAGGTGACTAGCAAAGCTCGCTAGAGAAACCAGACGGCCAGCTAAGGGCATGCATCCGGTTTATCTAGCGGCCTGGGTGCGGGTGGACTCCAAGCGCGCTAATGTGTTGCTCTAGTGGAACGCTAGGGGCGAGTTAATGGCTAGCGCTGGTGCATGTCCACGTTTCGCCGTCGAACTCGAATTCATACATGTCACCACCGCAGCGGCAATCACGCGCGAAGGCTTCATAGTCGATGTAGTTACGCAGATGCTCAGGAATCTCATGGGCGTACAGCTCATCAAAGAGGTCTTCTGCGGCCTTTTCGAGTGTCCCGTGATACAGGCTCACATCGTCAATATTGCGTACGCCACCGCCCCGCACCTCTAGCGCCTCATCCACGCTTTGACCGTTGATGTCGCACAGGTAGAACAGCGCGGCCTTTTCGGAGTCGCTGAGGTCTTCCACCTCATCGAACCAGAGTTCAAGGTTGGATTGGTCGATACCGCAAGCCTTGAACAGTTCAGCAGCAGGGCCGTCGATGTAGTCAATCATGAATTCTTCCACGGGCTGACCGTAGGAGTTCACGAGAGCCGCGCTAAGGCGCTCATACTCATCGAAGGATTCAAAGTAAAAACCAGTTGCGGCCATGTCATACGGGTTTGCGAAAAGCTTGCTCATGGTGATTCCCCTTAGATTTGATTGGTGATGTAGTACAGCTCAGGCACTGCGGCATCTTGCAAGGCTCCCAAGGCATCACCCAGGGAATCGAAGCGCCGTATTATTGCGCCGGTCAAGCGGTGGACAAGTGAGAACATCAGTGGTAACCCCTTTGAGGTGCTTTGAGAGTGCCAGCGAGGAATGCATCGACATCGCTGCGGACTTCCGCCAGGGTGCCGTAACGGGTGCGGTCATTCAGGCTCACGCGGTAATCCTGGAAGGTGCGGCCCTTGTGAATCGTGAAGCCTTTGTACTGTTGAGCGAACATGGTCAGTTACTCCAGGCTATCTAGATAGGGTCCGGCCAGATGTGCCCAACATTCATCAATGCCCACATCGCCCGCCTCATTCCACAGGCGCTCAGCCTCATCAATAAAGGCCCTAGCCTCATCACCCTGCAAAAAGACTTCATCCCCGATGGATACCCATTCCTGGGCACTGTTGACTTCGATGTGAGCATTGCCAGCGTAGTCAGCGCCAGCTCGTATTATTTCTGTGAGTGTCATGTGTTCCTCTAGTGGAATGCTTCAGGTTAAAGAAAGGCGAGACTACAGCCCACCTATTATCCGTTTCGTTTTCTTCCTGTATGCCAAGCCCATTAGCTACCCCGTTTGTGAGTGTGACCCGCTGCGCTGCGTGAAACCGTACAACAGGGCTCCATCGTAATCAGTTCCACATGAGCATGTCAACACCTAAAGCATAAAAACGTCAGAACGAACAGATGGCGCAGCGGTAGCGAGCTGCTGAGCGCCTAGCGGGCTCCATGTGTTGGTCTATAGGTCGGTATCAGTGAGAGGCCACCATGGCGCTGGTGGAGGTCTGGTGAGGTCATGGAGGTGTTCTGGCGGTGGACGTAGGGTGAACTGGTGGGCAAAAAAATAGGTGTGCTCACGCATATGCACAAACATTCAGTAAAGCATGAGATGCATAACCGGAAGTCATAAGGCCAAAAAATGGGCCAGCTCGATGACCTGAGCCAGCCCGTTAGGTGTCTGTATGTGCTGCCTGATGTGCGCTCAGGATTCTCAATCCCACGCCATGCCAATGGAATCAATGGGTTAGCGCTAGGTGTGCCCTGAAGTGTGACCAAAGGGCAGCCGGGAGGGCCCATTGCCTGATGAGATGCGCGTGTGTGCGTACTGGATTCGCGCGCGTTACCTGATGCGCGTCAAGGAGGGTGCGGGTGCCTGGGCGCGCGGGAGGGCCACGGGGGGGAATCTGGCCGTCCGACTTTATCAGATACCCACTGAGATTTTTCCGGGTAACATTTAGGCCCCAGTTAGGAGACCCTTATGAAAACCATCCAGCTCGCCATAATGATAGCCGCAGTGCTCTCAGGAATCCGTGTCAGTAATGTCACCAATGACGGGACCTACTTCTACATCGGAGTAGTCATCGCTCTTGTGGTGGCTGTGTGGATGTACTGGTCTAAGCGTAGCGCTAGGGCAGTCAATAGACAATCCTAAGGGCATCTCTAGATACTCTATAGATAATCTCTAAGTGTATCTCTATAGGGCTTCGCCCAGCCCATTAGGGCTATAGTAGGGGTTTAGGCCCACAAAACCTCTGTGAGCCTTACCCAGTAAGCGTTACAGCCAGCTAGACCTCTAAGCCCAGTCATCGCCCCAGTTGTCACTCGGAGGGGCATAGCCAAGGACGTGCTGAGAGAACTTCTCCAGCTCCAGCCTTAGCATCTCTTCCTTGTGGTCATCCAGGACCTTCTGGGTGTCCTTGTCCATCTGCTCCACCCAGTAGGCCACAGCCATCGCCAAGGCGTCAATGCGGTCATCCTTGCCCAGCGCCCCACGCTCACGGGTGATACGGGACATCTGGTAGAAGAGCTGGTACTGGTGGAACTTCTCATGAGGATACTCATTGTAGTTCTGCATGTCCCGCTCAACCAGAGCTTCATCGACCACCAGCCTGTGCTGATTCATTACTGGCTCCAGCACGTCGATGATGCGCCGTTCCTTTTGGCCACTGCTGCGTACCTCTTCGGTGGTGCAGGGGTACGTGCGGGTGAGGAACGGGGTCAGCAGCTTCGTGAACATGCCATCTCCGAAGTTAGGCTCCACGGTCACATGCTTGACCCTATACTTCTTGGCGACATCAGCGAGGGACTGCAAGGTGGCATCCTCATAGCCCCCTTTGAAACCCCCAGCGGCCAGCAGATACAGGAAGCCGTTGAGCATGGCCACCACAGCGTAGCTGGTCTCATCCCCGCCACGGCCTGATGGGTCGATGGACAGGACACAGCCCTGGTACTCGGTGAAGTCCTTGGAGACAAACAGCGGGCGATACCAGCGGTCACCCTGAAGGCCAACCGATTGGAGGTCCTTCAGCATTTGGTCAGGTCCTGATGCCCACGCCAACTTGACCGGGGCGATGTCCGTGCTGAGGTTCAGAACCATGAGGTCTGAGAGCTTCAGTGGATACTTGTCCTGGTCTGAGAAGCTGGTGTCCAACATGAATTGCATGGCGAAGCCGGTACGGCCATACGATGCAGAACGCTCCAGTAGGTCAAGGTCATGGAACCGTGAGGGCTCAACAGCAGCGCCACGGCCACTGCACTGGTCAGCCAGAGTTGGGTCCTTGTCCAGCTTGCGGGAAACGAATGGGGCCAGCCGGTCACCATAGCGAGCCCTGAGGGCAGCGTTAGGGAATCGAGCGGGCCACACGCGAACCACATACCCACGCTCAGGCAGAACGTTGTACAGGCTCATCTCGGTCTGCGGGGTGCCCAGGTAGGTGATGACACCACCAGGGACCAGCACAGCGTCGAACTCCTTGACCGCCTCAGCCAGCTTGTCCCGCATGGTCTGGGTCAGTGCGTTGTTCGGAACCTCCACGTCATCCGCAATGATGTGCGTAGCTCGGCCACCAGTGAGCTGGCCAGTGATACCAACCGAGCGAACTGATGGTGCCTGGTGAGCGGAGCTTGGCCCAACGTCAAAGGCCACGATGGAGTCCCGCTGACCTTCACGGGGCTTCAGGTGGTGCAGGAGCGGCATCTCAGCGATGAGCCGCTTGACGAACACGGAGAACGCATCAGCGCGTCCCTTGGATGCGGACACAACGAGGATGCGCTCTTCTGGATTGCAGTACAGCAGCCACAGCACATAGGCTGCGGTGATCCAGCTCTTGCCGATACCACGGAAGGCTTCCACGATGCGCCGCTTAGGGCCGTGTTGGAGGAACCGCGCGATGTCGTATTGGACTGGGGTGGGGGTCGGCAAGTTAAGGTGTCGCCACACCAGATACAGGAAGTTTCTGAAGTCTTGCTTCAGCGGGTCTACGGCTTGCTCTGTCATTGACTCCAGGAAGCGTCAGGAGGCCGCACACGCCTTCGGGAGACATTCCCTAGTGGAAGCGTGTGGGTATAAGATGGAGGCCCCGTAGAGGGGCTGTACGTCAGCCGGATGCTGACTGCGGCTCGTCGTCCTCACCCTCTCCACCAACATAGCCAGGAAACGGTAGAACTTCAGCGAGCCCTTGGAGGGGCTTGTTAGCGGACGGAAGGGCTTCGATGCCGTTGTCCTTGAGGAAGCTCTTGGCCACGTTAGCGAGCGCTGCAAGGCCCTTCAGTTCCTCTGGGTCGGTCTTCCCTTTGAAAGCCTTGATGGCTCCAGTGAGGGTTTCAGCGATGAGACCGTGAAGCTCGTTAAGAGCCTCCTTCGATGCCTGGCTCACTTCGAGTCACCGCTTACCGGGATGCCGAACTTCGACTTCACCAGGTCTTCCAGGAAGTGGACCCCGAAGATGGCTAGAGCTGCGGATACACCGCACACGCCTTCAATCGGGAGGTTCGGGTAGATGGCCACCACTGCGGAGGCAATCATGCTCAAGCCAGAGCCGACAATGACACGGCCAGCTACGCGCTTGAGGTTCATCGGCTCGCCTTCAGACAGCAGCTTGCCGAGCGTGATAGCTGCGCCAATGCCGGCCAGCGTAAGGAGTGTCTTCGTGTGTTCTGCGATTTGCATAGGAGTAGCGCGCGATAGATGGGGGTGGCCCCAGTAGAGAACCTACCGAGGCGCTAAGGTTAGGCTGCTGGCTGTCCAGCTTCGAACAGGTCAACGGCTCCCGCAAGGGGTGGGAGTGCCTTCAGGTAGCCGTATGCCTGCTTGAGCGGGTTGACTCCGTTCAATTCGTATGGTGCGGTATAGAACTCTTCAGTGAAGAACGGGACGTCACTGTCATCCTTATAACGCCGCAGCGTGAATGTCATCTCCGTCTTGGTCAGGGAGATTCCCTCCACTCGGCAATATGCTCCAGCAACAACGATGCCCTGAGGGGTCGTGGTGTCAATCTTTAGTGCCATGTGAGTTTCCTTAGTGTTTTCTTTACGAAGCCTGGAGGTTGGCCATGCTGACCCATGTTCCCGGAGTCCCAGCAACAACACACATCCAGCCAGGTGTAGCACTCGCATTTGGGGAAGACCGCCACACATGCTGACCGCGCCTCCAGTAACCCGCTGTGGGGGCAGCAGATGAGAACAGCCCGCCACCATTAGACAGCGAGCCGTCCCACTTCTGAATCGACGCAAGCGAGTTATGGAAATTGGCACTTCCGATATAGCTCATGTTCTGCTGGAAGAAGCTGTCCGCATAAAACTGCCGTGCGCTAGGAGTAACTCCATCGGAGTTGTAGATGCTCACAGCGATGGTATCGGCCACGCTTGGGTAACTTAGGGCAGAGTTAATGACCATATGCAGGTCACCCGTGTTAGCTCCTGTGTTATTCAGCGTGTCGATTACCTTGATACGGATAGGCCCGAGGCTTAGATGCTTTGCTGCATCAAG